AGGTCAAGTACCTGGAGAACGTAGGGCAATGTCAATGCTGCAAACTGCCGCATCCGTTCTATATAGAAGGTACAGAAGGCAAGGAGGTAAAGAATGGAAGACACACTCACTAACATATTGCAGACAGGCAATCCGACGGCCATAATCGCTGCCGTGGTCGTCTATTTGATTATAGCGTATCAACGCAAGGAGACAGGCCAGAAACGCGACCAGGACGCGAATATGCTAGACTACCGCGTGTCCAGGCTGGAGTCCGACGGTACTGAGCTTTCCAAGGCCATCAAGGAGCTGCAGGAGAGCATCATAAGCCTTACGGTGACCGTCAACAGGATGATGGCGCAGGAGGAAGTCAAGAATGCTAAGAGAGATCCTTAACGACCCGATTGCCATATTCTGGCTGACCGTGGTCATCGGCGTAACCTTTCTTCTTGTGGAATTCTTTACGAGGCCCAAACTATGAAGATATTAGGCCATACGAAGACATGCGACTATCACAAGGTCAACGGCCTGTACGTGCTCGACGAGAACGTGTGGCTGGATTTCGAACTGAACGGCGTCAAATTCAGGATAACCGTTGACAAGGGAGCCATGACCGACGGGCTGTCTGTTCCGAAGATATTCAGATGGTATCTCCCCGACTGGGACGACGATAACCCGGGTTACAATATTTCCGGAATCGTACACGACGGCTGTTACGGATCAGAGATACTCAGTAAGGACATGGCGGACATCCTGTTCAGGAATGGCCTGCTATTCGCGCATATCAAGCCCTCCAAGGCTTCCGTCGCTGGCTGGGCTGTAGAACACCTGGCCGGCCTCCATTACGGCCATAAACACGACGATTTCGGCATATCCGAATACGTATCCCTTACTGCAATATAGTGAATTTGCAGCATACATACCATAAACTATAATGTATATTATAACTGTAACGATTTACGGAGGTCAAGCGGTTTGTCATATTGTCCCATCCAGCCTTCGTGATTTAGTTACTCGTAATAGTTAAAGGAAAGACAGGAATCCGGTGGAGAAATCTGCCGGATTTCTTATACTGGCTGAATATTTATTGTTTAAATACTGCGATTGAAGGAGTACTGTGTTATTTAGATACTGCAAATTAATTGTTTACATTAGAACTGTGTCAAAGTTTACTATCTTTATACAACGTATATTCTAAGTACGTGTAAGAAAGTTCACGTAATTAGAACAATGCAATAATATATAATATATAATATATAATATAAAGGAAATTCATGAAACTATACTATACATACGGTAGACCACAGTTACTGGTAAAGAACATTACAACACGTTACTATAATGAATACAGAGGCGTGCACAGTATCGACATTGACACGTTCATAAAGAATCAGACGTCGAAACTCAAGGGCTGGTTCATTCCGAATCTTTGGCTAGGCAACGGACCGATTCAAACAAACGAAAGTACATGGTGTTCTTACGATCGCCTGGTAAAGACTTACATAGCAGGAGCGTTCATAGACTGGTATGTAGTCAACAACGCCTGTTCTTTGCACATAAACAAGCCCCTGGCCAAGTTTATCAAGCATGACATAGACTTACTAGTATTCAATCGAGAAAGCTTCATAACGGGCGCCTACGCTCAATACATGGAGTTCTGGAATAAGCATTACGAATATATAATCGACAAGATGTACATTGAAATCGTCGACAACTGGAACGGAAAGGTGCCGTCGGCATATATACAGGAACTGTTCACGAATTCCTATACCTACAAGAAACGTAAGAGGAAATCCAAATGGTCATGGCTGAAGGACTACAAGCCAGAAGAGATAGCCAGAAGAATACTCGACGAAGGCAAGCTGGAGATTGAATCCGCCATGGTATCTGCCATGAAGCATCTTCATTTGAGCGTAAAGGCAGTCCAGACCGCGTTAAATGACCTGATAGGCAGAATGTCCGCATACGAGATAGAAGTGTCTAGGAAGCGTGCAGGAATCAAATTATGGGCTTCTAGACTACAGTTCAGGCAGCTGTGCGATATAAAGCTGTATTTCGACATGGCTGACACGTCGTTCATCATAACGCTTACCCATGCATACGGACTCGAGGATAGCCTTCTCTACAAGGGATGTACGGAATTTATAAAGACAACTGTAGCTGAACAGTTCAAGGAATTCGTTTAACAGGAGTAACAAATGAACATATATTCGGAATACGCCATAGAACACGTCACCGTCTACGTGCGCAGCATGAAGGCGCTGGAGCAGAAATGGAAATCCAACCAGAAGAGGGTAGTCGAAACCTGCATAGATACTACTGGTCTCATGGAATCGTATATAGTTGTAAGGCAGTACAGGGTACACCACCAGAAGAGACAGAAGGAGACGTTCGTGGAGGATGTCAAGTTCGTCTACAGGCCTTTCAGGAAATAAAGGGGCATATGGCACCCCCTTTATGAAATAATTATATATATTTACCTTCGTAAAGCGAAATTTGCGTTTGAATGATTATATATAATATATGAGTAAGATTAAGTTTAGAACTATTGATATAGAGGGCGACGGACTGTACCGTACATTGAACCAGAAACTATTCCCTGAAGGAAACCACTTCGACCCCGGCACTATCGTATGGTGCGTGACGTTCTGCGACCAGGACTACAACACGTTGACTTTGGTAAAGAAACTGCCTGACACGCCGAGACACGTAAAGGACGGAGTATATACGAAGGCCGTACATTACAAGGATTCGGTAGTACCGAAAGAAATCGAAGGACACACCGTGGTGGAATTTACAGATACTAAGGAATTCATCAAGGAGATAGTCTGGCAGATTATGATCTCTTCAGGCGACCTGTACGCGAAGGGATATAAGGGCTACAACTACGACGCGATGCTCCTGAAGTCGTATTTCGACAGGAACAATTTCTACGGCGACATAGCCGTAAACTGCGTCAAGACCGTAGAGCCGACGATATGGAAGGAAACGCCGAAACAGATTAGGACAGGACAGTGGATTTCCAACCAGGATTACATGGTTACAGGCATAAAGCACAATATACAAGATACTTTACAGCTTGCACAGAGAATAAATAAACATGAAGTAAAGGATATGCGTATATATATGTCATAATACCATGTAACGATGTAACTTAATAAGGAAATTGTTTAAATTAAATAAATTTCAAGGGATTTCCGTTACATCGCCCATGTAACCAAGATGTAACACCATGTAACAAATATTTAACAGAGGATAAATATGAACGAAACACTTAAAGAAATCAGAGACATACTGAAACAGATTGAACGTAACACGCGCCCGTTCGCGCATAGGGCAGCCCTGGAGGCCAAGAACTTCGAAACGTGGCTTTCACAGTACGATGAGGAAACGGACATTTCTGAGCCGCCTGTGGACGATCCGGAGCCGTACGTGCCGACACAGGCCTGCAGTCAGGAAGACATGGAGAGAGCTCTCAAGGCTCACCGCGAATGGGAAGAGCGACAGAATTATCGGAATAATTTCAAAGTCAATGACTATTACGTGAAATAATTACTATATTATAGGTACAACATTAACACACTAACAGTAAATTCATCTCTATACATTCTATTCACGATTAATAACAGGCCGGTCCGAGCTGAACAAACGAAGCAAAGGCCGGCCTTCTACGTTAAGGATATAAATATGGAACTTAATAGCTTTGATATGGAAATGGCGAAGAAATCCGGTAGAGTCGAAGAAATAGTATTGACGATCGCCGACCGCCTTGTTCATAACGGGAATAGTATAATGCACTATAACAATCATAAGTTCTATTTCCAGGAGGTCGAGTACGCCAACCCGATGGATTTCAGCAGCATGACTATGATTAGCTTAATTATGCCGGAGTATATAAGCAGGGGCATGGACTTCAGATGCGGAGTTACTTACGACAATACGTACGGAAAGAATTCAAAGACTACTTATTTGAACCGTAGCAAGGCATGTATGGAGCTAGCGAAGCAATTCGTATACAAGGTCCTGCCTAAGGTAGATTTCGAAATCAAGAAAGAAGTGAACAATATGGAAATTGAAGAAATACTGGAGGTATTAGAGTAATGAATCTTAAAGAACTTTATGATACAGAAATTACAGTCAGGATTAACAATGAAGACTGGAAATTGAAGATTGAATCAGCCACACATCCTAGAGAGCATGCCGTTATCTTTAGCTTGGTAAATTCGAATGACGAGCCTAAACATTTCACCCTGATGGACAAGGAAATATTCAAGGACCGAGATAAAGATACAGTCATGAAAGACATAATCGAGCCTGTTATAAATAAATTGAAAGCACGTGAGGTTAAATAATGAAGATTGTGGTGTCCCTTACATCGTGGAGTAAGAGAATCGGACAGGCAAAGTCGACAGTCGACAGCATATTGAACCAGACTAGGGAACCGGATTTGGTACGTCTGAATCTAGATTTCGATAACTTCCCGAGAGGATTCGGTGACACGTCGGCATGGGTTAAGGAATATCTGGAGAAATACGATAACTTCAAGGTGAAGTTCGAGGCGGCAGATATGAAGGTTTGGGAGAAGATTATGCCGACGATTTACGAAGAGGAAGACGAATATATTCTCGTTACTGTAGACGACGACGTTACTTACCCGCCGACATATCTTGAAGAAATCGAAGAGAACATGAAGGAATGCGACTGGCTGTGTACAAAGTCAGACGAATATACGATGGGCCAATATATGGTCTACGGGCCGAGAGCTGTAGATGCCCTAAGGAACGAAGTCGATTACGATTTCATGAAGAACGTTCCCTTGGATGACCACGGAATTTATTGGATTCTTCAGAAGTATAAACTGATTCGAGGACACAAGATTGCATCCGAATGCGAGGACAGACAGGCCGGTTACTCGTTTCGAAGGTTCTTCACTACGGTAAGCGACGTTTCTAAGCTGCAGGACACTTCAGGCGATTATCCGTTCGAGGAGTTCCAGAAAGAACGCATGTATATGCAGAAGAGAGGAATTGTCTAACATAATAGCTCGTGTACCAGTGTACAAGGAGTCCAGCCGTACGGTAAATCGCCGTGCGGCGTTTCTCTAATTATAAAGGCATGAAGAAAGATGAAACTACAAAGAAACAGACAAATAACGAAGACGTCAGGAAAGACCTGGCGGAAATCAAGATCACAATAGCCATCCTGCAGGAACAGGTAAAGAAACTGGCAGCCGTCCTTAACGTTGTCCAGCCTGCGATGTATACCGAAGAGGAATACCGCGAGATGGCCGAATACAGACGGAGGAAAGATGACCAGAAGCGAATGGCTGGCTAAGAACTTTACGCATGTCACGTTCGACGAATGCGTTGGTAACCTGAGGGTGCCGAAGATTAACGTCGACCTTACTTACGGACTTATATCCACAGAGAGCAAGGAGGAATTCTCAAAGCTCGTATTTCACCTTATGCCGTCGGGAACGGTAGTCGACGAGATACCGGACGAATTCTACGAGGGAAAGATTCTGCTCTTGCGCAATATGCTTACCAAGATGCTGATGGAAGAACCGAACCATAAGATGGCGGACCGTTATTTGAATATCCTGGAACGCCGTGACAAGAATCATTGGAGCAAGGAATCCAAGCAGCTCAAGGTAGAACAGAAGGAAGACAAGAACCTCAGCATTACTTTCGATATAGTCTAATGAACAAGAAGTTATCCAAATGGCAGAAGGAGTTCGTACTCGACAAGTTTGACGATCCGTTGAGGATCGCCTGTACCGGTATTTCTGCCGGAAAGAGCTACGCCCTTTCGTTATGGATTGTATTGCAGTGCGTAAAGAAACCGGGACTAAGAGGCATTATCATCGCGCAGTCTTACCGTGCGTTGACTCTCGTACTTATACGAGAAATCAAGAACAGGGCCGCCGAATTCGGAATCGCCGTAAAGCACAACAAGGCCAGTAACGAAATACAGTTCGGAAACGGTTCCATACTGTTCGCGTTCTCTGCAGAAAGCCCTGACGCGGTCCTAGGTCTTACCGAAATCGATATGCTGTGTATCGACGAAGCAGCATACTGTAACGAGGAAATCTACAACAACGCACGCGACCGTATGCGTGGTTCAAAGTATTCCCCTATGGTCCGCCTAATCAGCTCGCCGAATTCTACAGAAAGAATCCAGAACTGGTTCTCCGCACTCTGTAAGAAATATCCGGAATGCATCGTGCACGCGACGGCGCTGGATAACCCGTTCACTTCCGAGGAATTCAAGGCCGAACTGAAGGAACGTTACGGCGAAGGTACGAACATGTACAGGCAGCAGGTTCTAGGAGAAATCATAGATGCTGACGTCGCGAGCCAGATTATATTCAGGAACCAGTTCCCTGACAAGAAATCCGGAAAGGACGACGCACATTATTTCGGTTACGACGCTTCTGGCCTTGGTGCCGACACCGACCAGTTCGTCATAATCGACAAGTTCGGCATGTCGTTCGTGGACTTCAGGCAGGAAGCCAATACTTTCGAGAAGGCAGAAATCGTAGTAAGCCTTTACGACAGGTACAAGGTAAAGTACGGCAACGTCGACGGAACCGGCGGCTATTCGCAGGGCGTATACGATCTCGCCGTGGCGAAGGGTTGCGATATCGGCAGCGTCAACTTCGCCCAGAAGGCCTTCGATTCCGATAAATATCCTAATGCACGTACTGAAATGTACATAGAGTTCGCCAAGGCAATCAGGGAAGGATTCTGGGTAGACGACAACGTAAAGGAAGAAATGCTGGCGCAGACGGTATTCATAAACAACCGCGGACAGCAACAGCTTGTACCTAAGGAAGATGTCAAGAAGATTCTCGGACATTCGCCTGACCGTTGCGACGCAGTGGCCCTTGCCGTGTACGCGATGAACCACATGGGCGGACAGCAGGGAATGACGGACAGGCAGATTGAAGATACCGTAGACCAATACATGAGGTACATGATGCAGAACGGGAGCGTATATGGCAATTAGCTGCGGGGACTGCAAGGCGTACTGTTGCAGGATTGCCGGAAGAATTATGAAAGAGCTCGACAGGGGCGACGGAATTTGTCTATATTTGAATAGCGACAACAAGTGCGAAATATACGACAGCCGTCCTTTCATATGCAATACGGATCGCCTTTACGAGAAATATTACAGTGACAGGTATACGAAAGAACAGTGGGTAGAATTGAATTTAAAGTCATGCGAGGAACTACGTGAGCGATACGGAGAAGAAGAAACAGAAGTTCAGGGCGTCACCGAAATGGAAGAAGTTCAGAAGGGAACTGAAGAAGAACCAGAAAGTAGACCCGATAACGGGGTCGAAACTGACGCCGAGGGCGGTTTGTCACCACAGAGACCTTAACCCGGATAATTACGAGAAAGTTTCAGAAGAACGTCAGGTCATGTTGAATCCTATGTCGCATGACCTGATTCATTATGTCTACGGCGACGGAAACAAGTTCTACGACTGGCGCGAACGCATACAGAGGCTCATAGAACAGTGTGAGGAGATGGATAAGTTCAACAAGAAATATCCAGACTAATTATTGTACATAATAATTTAAGGAGTTTCTATGGAAATTCGTACAATAATTACAGAAGCCTGTACACGTATAAACCTGGTCCCTAGACGCCAGGCAGTCCCGGGCGACATCGTTGAGAACGCATTCCGCCTTCTGAAGGGAATCGTCGCAAAGTACAATTACGATAACCTGCTCGCATGGACACAGAAATCGGTAATCGTACCGAAATCGCCTGTAATCCATATCTACGACGAGACGGACGTAATCAAGGGCGACAACAACCTCTATTTCGACACTACAGCGGAACGCGACGCATACGAGCTCACGGAAGAAGACCTTCATAACGACGTATGGGCTCTCGTCAAGGAAACGCCGAATATCCTCTACAGGGTAATGGCAGTCGGCACTCCGTCCGGTCCTGTATATACATGGCAGGCACTTTCGCCTTCCGAACCGTACCCTCAGCGTTACCAGGACATGCTGGCATACCAGGACATGCTGCATTTCCAGGTAAGGGACGTCGCCAAGATTAACTCGATTTATGTCGTTTCCGAAACAGGCCAGCCCTACAAGGAATTCTACAATCTCGATTTCGTCAACCATACCGACTACGACCGTTTCATGAATTCTTCCAGGGTATTTACGTATACCCAGAAGTCCGAAGGCGAATGGGTGGTAGAAATCAAGCCTTACATCTATCTCAACAACAACCGCCTCAAGATTACCTATAACGAATCTATCGAGTTCGACATAGATTCTGAACTATTCGTTCCGGATAACTATATCGAATTGCTCATCGTCGCCCTGGCGCACAAGCTCGCCCTCATGTACCCGCGTCTCGACGAATCCCAGATGAACCGTCTCCAGCAGGAAGTACAGGTTCTTGTCGACAACGTACGTACTCCGAAGGCAGAAGACAGGATCCTGTTACGTAACAACTACTGGGACGACTACGGCTGCATGACGCAGTATGATTTGCTTACGGGCGGCTACATGGTATAAGGAGTCAAGATGGCCAGTCAAGTCAAACTTATAGAGAACATCGCCGGTACTATTTCGAAATCCAATCTAGCCAAGGTAGGCCTTGGGGAATCGGTCAACATGTTCGTGGAACATCAGCAGAATTCTGACGAGAAGTCCACGAATATACTCATGAGAACCGTCATGGGCGAAGTGAAGGCCATGGATTTAACCGGCAGGTGCAGGGGAATGTACCGTGTATCTCGCGGTTACGATAACCGTCCGGTACTGTATGCGGTATATAACCACGACCTGTACCTCATCAACCATGACAATACCTATAACTGGATTGCCAGAATCCCTTCTACGGGTACGGAATGCCACATGACGGAAACCGGCGGTTACGGTTCGGCTCATCCTCATCTGATTATCGTGGACGGTACTTCGGTATACGCCGTAAATACCGGTCTTTCTATCGGCGACCAGCAGATGGACTTCAAGTCTATCAAGCTGCCTAAGAGGGTCAATTCCGAACTTTCAATCAACCCGACACACTGTGCGTACCTTTACGGCTATCTCGTGGTCAACGACGCCGGTACCGACGCGTTCTATACTTCCTATCAGTACCCGTTCGAAATTTCGAATTCAGAACCAGAATCGTTCTATACCGACAGAGAGAACTTCGTTACATGGTGGATGACGCTATCTGACGACGTGAAGCAGCAGTACAAGAACGGCGAAATACAGGATAACTACTATACACAGTGGAAACAGTTCATCGACGGTACGGCAGACGACACGCCTGAAGTCAACGACCTGTTCAGGGTAGATACGGTAGAGTTCGCCAAGTACGGTTTCATTACCTATTCCGAATGGTGCCCTGACAATACAATCGCCCTCTGTTCTAACGGTTCTAAATTATATACTTTCGGCGAACGTTCCTGGCAGGTGTTCAGCTACAACGACGACCAGAACAACCCGTTCACCTCGCCTGACAACGCGGCAGGTAATATCGGTATCAAGGCGCCTAACTCGCTCGCCATGCTCGGGAATACCGTGTTATGGCTCGGTTCTTCGGATATCGGCGACAACGGCGTGTTCATGATTTCAGATACGAAGATTGAGAGAATTTCAACACAGGACATCGAACGCGAGATTACACAGGTCGTAAACCCGGAGAACGCGTATTCTTCTATCTGGCAGGAACACCAGCACGTATTCTATTCAATCACGTTCGAGGATTCCAAGAAGACGTTCGTATACGACGTCACCGAGAACGCATGGCATTACCGCGCATCTTACGACGACAACAACCATCTGACGTTCTGGCGCTATAACCATGCCACTTTCGCATACGGCAAGATTTACGTAGGAACCGACAACGCGGTTGCCTATATGGACGAGAACAAGTATACCGAACACGACGAACGCGTAATCTACAAGATGAGGCGCGGCGGAGTACTTACTTCCAACGATTGCCCGTTCTATATAGATTCAGCCGAACTTATAATCAACAACGGCCAGCATTCGTTCAACGACCAGTACGGCAACCTCGAACTCAACCCCAGAATCTCCATACGCTATTCCTGGGACGGTTCTAACTGGTCGGACTACGAAGACTACTATCTCGGAAAGATAGGCCGTTACGACTACTCTACGACAATCTGGCACATGGGCATGGGCAAGTATTTCACCCTTGAAATATCCTCTACGGAACCGGTACCGATTGCCATCGAGAATCTGAAAGTTTCGTACAGCCCCTGTTCTAACTTTATCTAGGAGTCATTATGAACAATATCGACATAAAGATAGTCAGATATGACGAGAGCAACAAGAACATAGAGGCCCTCAAGGGACAGTACGGACAGCTCGGAAAGAAGGACGCGACATTCACGGTAATCAAGAACCTACTTGTAGTCAATTTACTCGACGGCGCGAAATACGACGGGGTAAAGTTGCCCGAATGCTACGACGGCTTCATACAGTGTTCTAACGGCTCCAGGATTCAGGTCAAGGACAGCACTTTGACCTGTTCTTTGCCGTCCGACGTAAACGGTTTCGGCATCTTCGTCCTGAAGAAATGGAACTGACAAATCTAATTATTCTGTATATTTAAGAATTTAAGGAGGAATTATGGCTCCACTTATTGCAGCCGCAATTATCGGCGCAGGCGCCTCCCTGGCAAGTTCTGGCATTTCTGCCTATTCGAACTACAAGTCTCAGCAGGCGCAGATGGAAGCCCGCGAGAAGGCGGCAAAGGAACTCAAGGCCCAGGGTCAGATTACTGACGCAGAGTACAATAACATTATAAGCCAGATTAAACAGTATTACGATACTCGCGGTTCGCTCGGTACACAGTCCGACGTGAACGCATACAAGGAGGCGATTGAGAAATACAATCCTTCCGATTACGCATACAAGCCTGGCGAATTCACTTGGGACCAGTCTCATTCCAAGGAAGATTATCTGAATCCGTATTACGGGCGTATCATCGGCGATACGGCGAATCAGATTCAGCATACCGCGGCCGGCGCCGGACTAGGACGAGGAACGGGTGCGGCATTGAACATCGCAAAGGGAGTTTCCGAGAAATCCGACGAACTCTACCGTACGGCGTTGCAGGACTACAATACAGACCGTACTTTCGAATACCAGAAGTACGCCGACGCAATCAGGAATAACCAGAACTACCTTGACGCTCTCCGCCAGGGCAACGAATACAAGATCGGTCTCCAGGGCAATCTCGCACAGGATTACTACAATACGCAGGATTCCAGGATGTCCGACGTTCTCAAGGCCCAACAGGACAGACTCAATGCACAGCAGACATACGCCAACGCGATTTCTGGACTTTATTAAGGAGAAACTATGGGTGTTTATTCAAGCAATACATACAATCCGCTCGGTTCTATCCAGGCAGCATTGAACAACGTAAACGAACGTAACCGTATCAAGAACGAATACTGGAAGCGCAAGGGAGAAATCTGGTCCAACTTCGCCAACCAGATGGGAAAGATCGGAGGCCGACTGGTCGACGGTCTTACAGCATATTCTGAAAGTAACGACCCGAACAGCGCCGAAGCAAGGCTCGCCGCACTTGAAGAAGAACTCAAGGAAGCAGAGGAAGCTGAAAGAATCCAGGCTATCCAGGACAAGTACAACGAACAGGTCGCACAGAGACAGGCTATGGACGAATATCTCAAGAACAGCCCTGAAGCCCTTGCAAACCAGTATGCTGAAGCGATGAAGGGTTACCGTCCGAATTTCGGCGGATATAACTACAACCAGTTCCAGGGCGGAGTATATCCGGAACAGGAAATACAAGATTTCTATCGTAGGGGGATTTAATGCCTAGAAG